CAATCTGGTGACTGCAATTATTGAATACGTCCCGCAGACCCTTCTTGTCGCCACGGTTGGGGGTGGCGGTAAAGCCAACTATTTGCACCCCCTCATTGGCCTTTTTAGCGGCCTTAATGATACGTTGATATGTGTCAGCAATAGTGTGATGCGCCTCATCGACAACGATAAGGTCAACCTTGGGCATTTGCTCAAGATTGTTTTCGCGTGAAAGAGTTTGAACCATCGCGAATACTGCGTCGCCGCCCCAATCTTTTTGTGAAGCGTTGACGTAACTTGCGGACAGTTCAGGGTTCACACGTTGAAATTTTGTGGAGTTTTGTGAAACCAACTCGTCACGATGCTGTAGGATCAAAACATCCTTGGATACACCACGGCGCTTGCCCACCAGAGCGGAAAGCATGATTGTCTTTCCGGCCCCAGTGGGAGCGACTACAAGTGTATTGCCATGTTTGTCCAGAGCATCAGCGGCGTCATTGATTGCTACCTCCTGATACGGACGAAGCAACATGTCACTTTACCCGAAACCTGTAGACCGGCTTCTCGTAAGTACGAACAATTTTGTAACCGCCCTTTTTGATCATAGCGATTTCCTGATAGATCGTGCCTTTAGACTTGCCAGTCTTCTTTACGATTTCATTGACAGTTGCACCCTGCTGACTAGAGATCATCAGAAACGATTGCCGACAGAATTTGGGTATGTAGTAAGTGGGGGACTTTACGGCCCCGGTGTCCCCCTTACCGAGTTTGACGACCTCTGGAGGGTTGCCGCCAAAAAACTTCTTAATAAGATTTAACGCGCCCATGACGGTGTTACCCCCCCATTGTTTGCAGGCTGTGCCTGATCAGGAGATGCTGCCATCTGTGACGCTGGTGCTTGCTGCTGAACAACGGGAGCGTTACCACCAACCATTGCGATAAACTCTTTCGAGTCTGGCGTCAACACGGTCTTGATTTTGTTCTTGTCAGCATAACCATTAGTGCCTTTTTCAATGCCGATCTTAAAGCAGATCTGCATCCCATTTAGCATATGGACGCCATTAACACTGCCCCGCTTCTGCGTGGCATCAGGCCCATCATCTTTCATGCTAAGACCAAAGTGGCTATCGACCATCTTCTTGATGGTTTCAAGGCCGATACGCTTGGCAACAGAGAAGCCATTCTCATCAGTCTTTGCGCCATCAACAAAAATATTCTGCCAAACTTTGCGCTTGTCGAATGGACCACCAACGATGGTCATTTCAATAGGCATCCACTTAGCACCGCTCTGAGATGACTTGAAGAAGCGGCCACCACCAAACTCAGGAAGCTCATGGTCGCCGTCGCTAAGAGATAGAAATGCACGAACCACAGTTCCATCAGGGATCAATTCAAAGTCACCGCTGGAAGATGATTCGCTATACGATACGTTGTTAAGATTCAGGCTCATGGTCAGTTTTCTCCTTGTGCGATATTGACCGTTGAGGGATCGACAAAGTTCATTTCATCAGAGCGCGGCCCTGACATCTTTTCGAACAGTTTGCCGAGATGGGGTTCTTCGATAGGGTCTAGCCTACCGCTCCTGTCTTTCGCAGGAAATCCCCATTGATTCATGGTGTCACAAACAAAAGCGCGGAACATCGTGCCTTCGTCGGATGTTAGTGTTGTCATGGTAATGACTTCATCGACAATGCCGGGAAGTTCACGTCCAGTCTTCGCACCTTCAATCTGAAGTTCGTAGTTGTTACGGCCATACTCATCAGTTTTTTCATCAAGAATACCGACGAATATAACGTTCTTAGAACGAATATGCTGAAGGTGTGTAAGCCAAGCCATCATTTCACGACCTTGCGCACCATACACCGCTCTGGTGTCTAGTTTGCCGCTTCGTTCTGATCTGGCTTCTGGCTGGTTTTGGTTGTGTGTAAAACACAAGCGTCCTGCCACCGTGATACTATCAATAAAGATAGTGTCGTACTTTTCGAGTACGGGTTCAGGATCACCATACATCTGACACACATAATCGAAGTGAGCCACGCTGTATGCAGCGTCTTCATTTAATGCGGGATTGCCACCACCAAGGAAAACTGCAAAGTCTCTGCACTCTTGCCAAGTGCGCGGTCTAATGACATCGACCTTACAGTTTTCAATGGCGGCATCACCGGCCTCCAAGTCCATGAACAAAGTTTTGTCCATGTCCAAGGTGCGAACCAGTGACGTCTTCCCCACACCGGACCTGCCTGCGATCACAATCTTGTGACCACGTTTTTCAGCAAGCCTTTCTTCGGCAGAGATAATCTGAAGCATCAGTTAGTTTCCCTATCTTGAATGTCCACACTAACGCCTTGCAGATGAACAGTACGAGCCTCAGAGAGAAGCCCAACAACATCTGGTGGCGCTGCTTTATATTTAGCTTCGGCAATACTGTACTTAACAGTGGCGTAATGCCTAGCTGCATCAGGGTCCATGCTGTTGAGAGCTTCAACCAACTTGTCCTGATTCCATTCGACACGCTTGCGGAAATCAATAGTGACCTTATGTTCGCCAGTATTGATTGTGGTCTGACCAAAGTCCTTGCCCTCTTGAGCAAGTTGTTGTTTAGCCAAATCTCCGTACATGTCTTCAACTGTATTGGTGATAATCTTCAACTGTTGTTGAAGATCGTGTATCTGTGACTTGATCTCGTCGCGCCGTGCTTTCATGGCGGACAAGTCGTTATACAGTGGCATGTGTGCTGAGTTCATCGCACCCTCCTTTTGAAATCGGTCGTCAAACCAACATCAACATAGTAGCAGGGTATAGTGCGGTCAAGATCTTTTTGATAAAAAAATTTCGATTCCGAAAACCGCCTTCATCAACTTCTTTTTTATTTTAAATTCAACGGTCTCAAATCCTTTGGCGTCTTCGACCACTTCTGTCTCAAGTCCATCATCGTCAATTTTCTTATATCTAAAGTCAGCAATGTAACGGCAAACCTTTTCATCGTTTACAACAATGTCGTATTTTATTTGCCTCTCTAAATCTTTTACATAGCCACCACGTTCCATCGCTTTTAACTCACCCCACCTCTGCGCCTCCCATTTGGAATCAAACTTGATGCCGTCCACAGTTGTTTTTTTAGCACCGTACTTATTCTTGCGTCTGTATGAATACATGGTAATATATGGCTCGTTGTGGGAATCATTGGGAGATTATGATGAAACAGCCAAAACAAATCAAGTCTGTCGGCGTTGATATCGACACATACAACAAGCTGCGCACCATGTCCAAAGAGGAGCATCGTACTATAGGCTTACAGATTGCCAAGTTGGTTAAAGAGGCATACGATAAAGATTATGGCAAGAATGTGACTGCTATGGGGATTGGGTCAGCCGCAGGAGGGTAGCATGGCCTATGAATGGATGCTTGTTCTGGTGACGGCGGTGACGCCAACAGAATACAATGTCGTTGCGCTATCGCCCGCCGAAACTCATGAAGAATGTTATCAGAAGTCTGTGTATATAGACGCTGATATTGAGCGTACAGACAGTCAAGAAATGCTTTGTATCAGGCTTGATCTTCCAAAGATCGCATACGGGCCACAAGGCGCTTCGCACGATTGGTGACCTGATCATACCAGCGGCTGTCTACCATTTCGTCTGCTGCGCGGCTCCAGTCTCTTGCATCTACGCCAGCCTTCATGCCCTTGAATTTTGACAGGCGAGGGCGGCCCATGTTGAACATCATGTTTGCAATGATCAATTGTGCTTCTTCTGGCAGATCGTCAAAGTCTGAATACAGGACTTTGCAGTCTTCGATCATCACTGCGCAATCACGAGCAAACAAGTGACGCACACGTTCATCACTGACAACTGCGCCAACGGGCTGCCCATACTCATCGTCATCTTCTACAATAAGGTGACCCACACCACATGTGGGTAGTGCTAGATGATCTAAATAAATGATGTGCTGACCATTTTCATTGAGCTTCACACCTTCGTCATCGGCAATCTCTTGCCGGAGCTTATCCATGTTCATCAAAGCAGTCCTGCTGTTGTGCCACGAATACCAAGCGCCCTTGCGATTTCAGGGTTGTTTGTTGCCATTTCACGAATGCCACCACGACCAGCACTGGCCGGGACATTTGTTTCAAATACATCCACCTGACCAATACCAGATGCGGCAGATGGTTGCGCTACGGGCGCTACCTGTTGCCCGAACACTTGTTCGTTTTCTGGCTCTCTAATAGGACCGGGAGATCTTAGTTGTGGGTTAATACCAATAGCTCTTACGCCAGCCTGCCTGACAGGACGTAACACTGCGCTTGTGCCAGCGACAGCCGCATCCAAAGCGCCTGCCACCTTGCCTGCTGTTGCTTGGCCGTCTGGCGCTCCTGCGCTTCGCCGTGCAAATTTTCTCATTATTGTAGGATTGGAAAAGATTTTAGAAGTAGCCTTCATTCTAAATCTATCGCCAGCTTTGGATATTGGGTGCGCTGCATAGGTAGCAGCAACAATAGCACCCTCTTTGCCAACGTCGCCAAGGTAAGCAATGTCAGCGGCAAGCTGCCGAACACCCTCTGCCGTTTCTTTGCCGAGCAGCGCATCTAAAGCGCCCTCTTTGTAAGTTTTGTTGACCAACCTATCAAGCTCCAAAGCTTTGCTGGCGTCTGCGAATACATCATCTCCTACAGAGCTAATAATATCCTCGGCAGCATACTCACGAATTTTTTGCAGAGCATCTGGATCATCTTTGAAGAAGTTTTTAATTCTGTTGATCTCTGTGACGCTGCGCTTTGGGTTCACGATGTAACGTGCCGCGTCTTCTGCACTGAGAGTACCTGCATCGAAATCACGAACAACTTGCAACCTCAGAGCATCATCAAGCTCCGTCTTGGCAGAAAGCAAGTCTTGCAAAGATTTTGTAAGAGGCTGATCTGTGTTGAGAGACACAATACGCTCTACAGTATCCTTGTTGATTCTGGTTGGCCCAGATTGAGCAATGGCTTTAGCGAGATTCTGCACCTCGCCCCACTTATCTCCGAACAATTCTTTGCCTGTACTGCCAAGCCGGTCAATCTGCGACTTAAATCGCAGACCGTTGAACTGAGTGGAGTCCATTAGGTCAACACCAGTGCGCTGCATAGCATCATCCAAGTATGAACGTGCAAGCTGAGAGCGTACCATGTCAGGGTTTTCTACAGCGTTAAGAACGCCCTTCAGGCGCTCTGGAGAGTTGGGGCGAATAACTTTGTTAAAGAACTGATCTACATTGAAGCGTGGGTCTTTGGCCGCCGCCTTCATGCTGCGGATAATGCCGAATTTTTGCAGGTCTTCGAAGACATTCATGCCTTGGCTATATGTTTCAAAGGCTGTTTCACGTTGTTTAGCTATAGCGTTTAATTGCTTCTGCTGCCCCTTTTTCAGACCTTTGATCTTCTTAATGCTTTCAGCCATACCTTCAGCACTAAGAGTTTTGTCGAAAGCATCACGAAGTTTGAACAATTGTCCTGCTGCGGCAGATCCAATTTCGTCGTCAAAAATTGCGTCATTGACTAACTTACGCTGATTAGCAATTTGTTCAAACGATGCCTTGCTGCCTTTTTTGGAAAGCTCCTCAATGCCACGCATTGCTTGCTGTACAGTTCCGGGAA